TAATGTCCACTTCATATCGACCATCATCGAGCTTTTTAACAGACATAAAGCCTCCCGATGATGTTACTGCGTACTTCAATTTCCTGATTTAAATAGCAAAAACTCACTGTGCATTTACTGCACAAAAAAGCGCCGTAAATGGTTAGCCAGTTTTCTGGTCTGAGTGGGGTGACGTTGTTGTCTGCTGCCCAAAGTGCGCGAGAGCCGGTGCAATTTGCCCAGCTTCAGGTGTTATTTGATCGGCCATGAACCACAACGTGTACTTTGTGAACCGGGGGTGTTGCAGGATTTTCATGATTTGCTCTACTCCTGGCTTTTTGTCGCCGGATTCATAACCAGCAAGGGAGCTATACGCTATCCCTGTTAACTCACTGAATTGTCTCTTGTTTAATCTCTCTGACTCTCTAATCAGCTTTATCTTCTCAAATACCGGGGTTGACATAGTTACTCCTATGGAAGAATATTGCCCCTATCGGGATGTTTTACTCTTATTGGGTTATCTAGTGAGAGCAATTAAAGCCCATTAAGAGCAATTAATCACACTAAAGGAGAATCGTAGCAGATGAACAATCAGCTTGTAAGTAGAACAGATGCGGTTCCATATCAGGAATTCGCGCGCCTCATTGGTAAAACACCTGCAGCCGTTAAAGGCATGATTGAAAAGGGCAAGCTGCCTGTAGTCGAGATGACTGATCCGCAGTCAACGAGTGGGCGCGCAGGGGAATATTGGGTTTATCTGCCCGCCTGGAACAAGGGTATGAAGATGGCCTACGACAGCCGCCCGAAGGAAATTCGTGATGGTTGGCTGATGTGGCTCGGGTTAGGGGAGCCAGTATGAATAATGAACCTCGCTGTATTGCACAGTTGCTTCGAAGAGAAAGCCCTAAACCTACCAACTTCACTATCACTCACGGTCGTGGACGTAAGGGCATCATCATCCGAACCCGAAAGCCGGGCGTTATCGAGAAGCTTCGTCGCCTGGTCAAAAAGAGAGGACTGTGGTTATGACGGTGATGACACTTGATGTGATCCAGAAACAACCAACAGCGCTTCGTGGTCTGGTCTGCAAGTATCTGGCTCAGCCTCGCTGGCAGGACACTTGTGATTTTTACAATCAGATGATGGAGCGGGAGCGTCTTACGGTTTGTTTCCACGCTCAATTAAAACAGCGTCACTCTGTGATGCGCTTAGAGGAAATGGCTGAAGCAGATCGTGAGCGTCTTGTTTGCGCGCTTGATGAATTGAGAAATACATTCGCCCGGCACCGCCAACTTGGCGTGTCGAAAGCAACTTTCATCAGCCGCCTGACCGTTAGCCAAAGGCGATCACTGTTTCTTCATGCGGGACTGACAGAGCAGGAATTTATGATGCCGCACTGGCGTTTGAATGAAGAGGGCTGTTATTGGCGCGACAAACTTTTCCGCGCGCTGCGAGAGCTGTTTAGCCTTTTTGAGTACGCACCTACCATTTTAACCTCGGTAAAACCTGAGCAGTATTTACATTAATTAATCTGGATTCGTTTTATTACGCGCCTTACAGCGTGGGGACTCCTTTTGTCTGGAGATAGGCAAATGCAAAAACAAAATACAGCGCAGCGGGGGATGTGTTCGGCACATCTGGCGCAGGCAGTAAGCGAGGCACAGCGCGACTTGGCGACCCGTTACTCTTCTCAGTTTGATGGGCTTATCGCGTACATCAGTAAGTCAGAACTTAATCGCACTGAGATTATCGAGTTATTAGGCCAGGAGTCGGAAAAGTTACACAACTCAATTTTCGGTAGAGCTGGTTAACCACTGTTAACAGGAAGCAAAAATGAGCATACGCATCGAGATTAATAACCAATACGTCATCACCAGTGACCGCTATCAATTCATTTTGCAGGAAAAAAAGACCGCTACATCCGGGAAGAATGAAGGTAAGGAATGGTTGGACGTTGTGGGTTACTACCCAACTATCCCTAAGCTTATCTCAGGCTTGGTTTTGCATGATCTTTTGACCAGCGATCTTACTGGCTTCTCAGCTTTGGAAGCTCGGATTGAACGCATGGGGAAGCAATGTCTGGACGCTTTTAAATAATATGTCCAACGAACCTCGGGGGCGTGTTGCCCCCTCGCCACCACCACCATTTTTGAAGGGCACCAGTGATTCATTCGTTGGTGCTCATCCCTGGAATAACGTCACCAAAGAGGCCATTGGCCGCGACAGACCCCTTACACGTGCCGAACTCCGTCAGGTGCAAGGTGTTTTAAACCGGATTGACCGTCTGCCTTTTTTCCTGCAAACGCTGTTTACATCGCGTTATAACTTCATACGCCGTAAAAAGAGCCCTTTGGGTGGGCTGTATTTCCTTAAAAACACGTTTGAGCGCAAGTTGCTGCCGCGTCTTGAGCGTGTTAATGAGCTGTGCGGGATGAATGAATCCGCCTCGATTGGTTTTCTGTCTGCGCGGGATGAATATGCACGCCTGCCGGATATGAACGACAAAGAGCTCAGGAAATTTGCGGCCAGAATTGCCTCTCAGCTCTGGAGCAAATACGAGGAGTTAAGCGACGCTTGGGCGGATGCTCACGGCGGGAAAGAGACACTTTTCACCGATGAAGCTCAGTCGCACCTATACGGGCAACTGGCCGGTGTTGCTCGCGCATTTAACATCACCCCGATGTACTGGAAAAAATACCGTAAGGGTCAGATGACGATCCGCATGGCATTTTCCGTTATTTCACGACTGATTAAAGACGAGTGGTGGGTCAACCAGCTCAAGGCGCAGCGGATGCGCTGGCGCGAGGCGCTGCTCATCGCAGCAGGTGAGGTCAATAAAGACCGTTCACCTTACGCAAGCAAAATAGCGATCCGCGATGTTCACGCGCGCCGCATGGCTAATCTCGAATACCTCAAATCCTGCGAGCTGGAAAACAATGTCACCGGTGAACGTATCGACCTCATCAGCAAGGTTATGGGGAGTATTTCTAACCCTGAAATACGTCGCATGGAACTGATGAATACCATCGCCGGGATTGAACGCTACGCGACCAGCGTTGGTGACGTGGGGATGTTTATCACGCTAACCACGCCATCGAAGTATCACCCGACCCGTCAGGTTGGCAAAGGTGAAAGCAAAACGGTGCAGCTTAATCACGGCTGGAACGAAACAGCATTCACACCCAAAGACGGCCAGCGCTATCTATGCCGAATCTGGAGCCTGATGCGTACAGCTTTCAAAGATAACGATTTAAATGTTTACGGGATGCGCGTTGTCGAACCGCACCACGACGGCACGCCACACTGGCACATGATGCTTTTTTGCAAACCCGGTCAGCGTAAAGCAATTAACGAAATTATGCGTCGTTATGCCCTCAAAGAGGACGGACACGAAAAGGGCGCGTCAAAACAGCGCTTTGAGTCACGCCATCTTAATCAGGGCGGAGCGGCGGGTTATATCGCTAAATACATTGCAAAAAATATCGACGGTTACGCGCTCGACGGCCAGCACGATCACGACACCGGCAAGCCTCTGAAAGATACGGCCGCAGCCGTCACCGCATGGGCGTCAACATGGCGTATCCCTCAGTTTAAACCGATTGGTCTCCCGACGATGGGCGCTTACCGTGAACTGCGCAAACTGCCGCGCGGGGTGAGTATTGCCTGCGAGTTTGACGACAGGGTCGAGGCCGCGCGAGCTGCTGCAGATGAGGGGGACTTTGAGCGGTACATCATCGCGCAGGGTGGGGCAAACATGCCGCGTGATGCTCAGGCGGTCAGGGTCGCCCGTAAGGTGACGGATGAGGTCAACGAATACGAGGAAGATATCGAGAGGGTGGTCGGGATTTATGCCCCTCATCTCGGGGCTAATCGTGTCCATGTAACCCGTGCAGCCGAATGGCGCATCGTTCCAAAGGTTTTGGCCGTTGAGCCTTTGACCTTAAAAAGCGGCTCTGCCGCGCCTCGGAGTCCTGTCAATAACTGTGGAAAGCTCACCGGCGGTGGCGATCCAGTTATGACCCCCACACCGTCTGAGCAAGCCGCAGCGGTGTTAAATCTGATTGAACGCGGGATTATCGGCTGGAATGAGCCAGAGGTCGTGAAGGTGCTTAACGGTGCGTTAAAAGCTGGTGCACCGAGCAAACATCGGCAGCAAAGAAGGAATGCGCCGCTCAAAACAAGCGAGCAAGCGCCATCAGCCAGGATGACAAAGCACGAAAGGGATCGCGTCGCAAAAATTCGTTTCGATTTAGCTCAGGAGGGCATTACCCCGGAACGGTGGGAGCTTGAAGCGCTGGCGCGTGGGGCGACGATGATATATGGCGATAAAAAATTCAAATATTCGGTGATGGATGAGTGGTAAGGTAATTAGATTACAAATGAGTCGTAGTTCACATTGGCGGCTTAGAAAATAGTAAACTTAAATAAAGTAATTGAAGTGTCAAGTATGCGATTAAGTGTTAGTAAGGATTATTGTTTGCTTAGCATTCAAAGTGTACCCCATTCTCAGGGGGACACTTTGAATTGTGGGGTAATTTATTCTGGCCAGTCCCAATCATCATATTGCTGGATTTTTTCTGATAATTCCTGAGGTGCACCACCGCGAGCAACATTTTCAGCATAGCCGATCGTGCCTACATAGTTAATATCATCAGCGTCAAGCGTGTTCGCTTCCCATGGTCTTACCCTACAAGTCGGCTCGCAGATAGCAACGTCACGATTGATGAATTTTAACCACGATATATTAATAACATTGGCTCCTGCAGCTTTGAGATACATCCTTGCTGTTTCATGAGCATTACCTTCAGTACAGAAATCATCAATAACCAATATTTTCTTACCCCTTAATGTAGGTTTATTGACATATCTTTCGCCAGTGGTGAGGTTTTTAATTGGTGAAGGGTTTAAATTTACCGTATTTATTTGCGATGTGATTTTGACCCCTTGTCTATCTATCCTTGCTTGCTGTGATTTGATAGCTGTTGTATGCCGTAAGAATAAATCTTTCAGATATTTCCCTTTGAATGAGACAGCTAAGCCCTTTAGATCATGCTCCATTATATCTGCTAGTTTATAAGGATCGTCAGCATTATGCCCAACGTAGGTGGTTATAAAGCTTGCTCCTTCGCTTAAGCCAGAGAAGTATATGCTGGCACCTAGGTATCTTATCCAAAAGTCAGGGCTTCCAATCGATAGCTTTGCAAGGGCTCTTGCATTTGCGGAATACATGGTAAATTCGGCTACATAAGTACTAAATGGGGCTAACGCATAATAGTGAACATCTTCATTAAATTGCCCTTGCCATCCCCACAACTGTTCTCTTAAGCAAAAAACATCAATAAATCTAGCGATCTCTTTTGGTTCTGAAAATTGAAAACCATAATCTGTAACCGGTTCGTACCAAGTCGCATTGATAAATAAGGTGTTCCCGTTGGTAGCTGCTTGCAAGTCTTCCTCAGAGCGTCCTACATAAATCATTTCGTTTCGTTTTAATTCTAAGGAAGCCATTATGAAATCTATGGCTTTCCCTGTTTGCTTTGCTGGTATGTCGCGGTTGAGTTCGCGACAAAAATGAACTGACTCTGGGAATTTATTTCTTAAATATTCGTCTAATGTGACAACACCTTCATGTGTTCTGACATTTCTATTGGTGTTTGTCAAAAAGATAACTTTAATTTCCTTTGATGACAAAAATGCAAACAACCTGTGTAACTCAGAGTCTATTCGTGATTTTAATTCCCGAGGTTGAGTGTTAGAAGTTAATGGTAATACAACATCTGCTATTGAAAATATAACTGCTTTTAAGTGCATATTATTCATCTCCAAGAAGAGAGAGTTGCTGTGTTTTTACACTTGATGCTAATTTAATTAGATTTTGCACGTCTTTAAAATCGGATAATGGAGTGTTCATTATCATGGCTGAATATTCGGATAGGGCGTATTTTATTTCTTCCTGAGCAGTAGTTCCCCTAAGTAAAGGGCAAAGTATTGCTCTTTTTAATTGGGCAGCATATCTCACGGTGTGAGAAGTACCACTTTTCAGACTCCATTCAACAGGAATTAACACATCACTTAAAGCTGCTTGAATTCTATTCCTACGGACAAAATTTTCCTGAGATGGCTTTTGGTCTGGCAGATACTCTGTAAGAATTAGTCCTCCGTTATTCACAATGTGACCTCTCATCTCACCACTATTTTTGGGGTAATTTGAGTTTACCCCCGTACCTAATACAGCAATGGTAGGTATTTTAAATAAAAGGGATGCTTCATGTGCGGATTGATCTATACCATATGCCAAACCGCTGACGGTCGCATAGTTTGAATCTATAAATTGCGAGATTACGGCTTGAGTTAAATAAACTCCCAGTGCGGTTGGGTTCCTGGTGCCGACAACGCCCACACACTTTTTATCTAGCAAGGATACATCGCCTTGAGCAAACAACCAGAAAGGCGGTTCTGCTAGGTCATTCAATTTTTTTGGATAGTTCGGAGAACCATGGTGGATAATTTTATAACCACTATTGTGATAATGTGTGAGCAAGCTTTTTGCCGCTGAAATCATACCATCCCGAAAGACAGACCAATTGTTTTCATTTAAAGAATAGGGTTGGCGATGAAGTTTTACTCCGAGTAGCGACTCAAAGTTGGCTAAGGTTTGGCAGGTGACTAAGTCTCTGAAACGAATCCCCTTTTGAGCAACTTTATATAAAGACCAATAGCTAACGCCACGTATTTCTGATAACGCCAACAAAGCGGCGCTTTCTGTGTTCCATCGAGCTGTTTCAGTATCCGTCATAATGTTCGCCAAAATGGAAGTGTTTTTATCGCTTTTATCATAGGTTTGCATAAAAGTGTAGCACGTTGAAGCAAGACTTTAGAGTGCATGCTATTGCATCAGATTGCATGCAAAAAAAACAATAAAATAATGAACCTCATGTCTTGTACAATCAACGTTTAACGGTCACATGCAGCTGCATCAAAACCGACAGGTTAAGCGGGCAGGCGAGGCGGGGATAGCACTGCGCGCCAGACGTGATGACAGCATTTATTTTGCGCGTCTGTGCGCGTCGTGGTAGCGCGCTGTGCTTTCGGTTGGGTGACGAGGTGAGCAAGGGATTACGGGGCGTGTGAGGCGTATGGTGCGCTCTGTGTAAGTGCCGCCCGGAGGCGGCATTTTGGGCGGGTTTAGTCGGTCTCTATGCTGTAATCCTTAAAGCGGATCACCTCCATTCCTAACCAATCGTTAATCTCTTTGAAACGCTCCTGCAACGGCGTCAGCTCGTTACGCACAAACACCCGCGCCACCTTCTCAATATCCCCCATCGAGCCAATATTTTCAGGCTTGCCGCCCATGAGCTGGAACGGCACGCGGTGCGCATCGAGCAGGTCAGCGGCGCTCACCTTCTTGATGTTAAAAAAATCATCCTTCGTGGCGACTTCACTCAACGGCACGATCTTAATGCCATCCGGCTTCCCGTTCGGGGCGTAGAAAAACAGGTTTTTGAAATTACCGAGTCCTTTCGAGTCACGCATTGCGGAGCGCAGCGCCTCAACGTCGGTGCTGCTCTGCGCCGCGTCGGTCACGTACATGATGTAACCCGCGTGCGCGCCGTTCTGGTAATACTTGCGACGAAACAGCGTGGCGGATTCATTCAGCCAGGCGGAATTGAGCGCGCTCAGGTATTCCGGCATCCCGTAGAGCTCCTGATTGATATCGGGCTCAAGCAGATGAAACACCGAACCGGGGGCGAACTGGTGCGGGTGGGTAAAGCTCGACACGTACCAGTAAACCCCATCCTCAACACCACGGCGGGTGTATTTGGCCGGTGAGGTTTCCAGCTTCATGAGCTGGCCGGTCACGCTCATGCGCTTTTCGAGATAGCCGTTGGCGAAGACCAGATAATCAAGCACAAGGCGGCTGAAGTCCTGACGCGACAGCAACAGGTGCGGGATAAATGTGCTGGTCAGAATGTTGCGCTTGACGTAAATCGGAGAGCTGTGGTGCACGGCGGCACGCAGGCTTTTTGCCAGTCCCGAGAAGTTGACCGGCGGCTCGTACCATTTGCCGTTATTGATGCATTCGACATAGTCGAGGATGTCACGGCGATCCAGAACGGGGGAGGGCTCACCAAAGGTGAACGCCTCCATTTTCTGCGACGTGCTGGCCGTCATATTGGTCTGTTTTGGCTGTTTCTTTTGGCGCTTTTTCATCTTAGTTAATATCCAGAATTGAGCTTGATTGCATACCGCTACCGGCGGAAAGCGGCTCGTTTAACAGGGCGTGCATGGTCGCCCACGCGATATCCGCGTGGCTGGCTTCCTCGCTGCGGCTGGCTTCATAGGTGGCGCTGCGACCGCTGCTGGTCATGGTTTTGCGGATAGCCATAAATGACTGAGTGATGTCGGTCGCACCGGCGTCATATTCCAGACACCCGCGCCTGATGGTGTCTTTCGCTTTCAGCACCATTGCGGTTTTCATTTCCGGCGTGTAGCGGATGGCGCGCGCCGCCGGGAAGAATGAGCGCACGAGCTGGTAAACACCCTGGCCGATGCCGGTCGCATCGATGCCGATATAGTCAACGGTGTATTTCTCGGTCAGCGCCCGGATGGCCTCGGCCTGCGCGGCAAAGTCCATGCCTTTCCACTGGTGACGCTCAAGGATGCGGAACTTGCCACCTGCAACCAGCGGCGGAGCCAGTACCGCACAGCCTGCGCTGTCGCCGGTGTGTGACGGGTCGTAGCCAATCCAGACCGGTCGCCAGTTAAACGGACGGTCGGCGAACGGCTCGAAGTCCTCCCATTCTTCCATCGCATCGACCATGCAGCGCTGCAGCTCCTCGAACGGGAATACCGACGCCTTATCGTCAACGAACTCGCACATAAACAGGTTACGAAAGTCATCTGCGCTGTTTTCCTGCTTAAGCTGGTCGAGATTAAACAGGGTGCAGCCTCCGGCGAGCGCGTCCTCAATGGTGACAATCTGCCGCCATTGTCCATCACCGCACAGCATGCCACCGGCGAGCGCCTGATGACTGATATCGATGTCGACACGTTCGTCGCGGTTGCTGCGGCCACGGTTAAACAGCTCGCCTGACCAGAACGGATACGCGCCATGCGCCAGCGTCGACGGGGTCGAAAAATACGTTGTGCGCAGGTGTGACTGCGAGGCCATGCCCGAGGCGACTTTACGCAGCTTCTGGAAATTGGGGATCCAGAAAATTTCATCGACATACAGGTCGCCGTTGTGGCTCTGCGCTGTGTTGGAATTGGTCCCGAGAAATATCAGCTCAGCGCCATTGTTGCCGATGACGATCGGGTCGCCTGACAGGTCGACGTCAACCAGACGGGCAAAGGCGATGATGTACTTACGGAAAACGTAAGCCTGCGTTTTACTGGCCGACAAAAATATCTGGTTCTGCCCGGTCTTAAGCGCGCGCAGGAGGGACTCGCGCGCAAAGTAGAACGTCGCGCCAATCTGTCGCGATTTAAGGATGTGGCGGATGCGGTGCTCTAACCCTGCTTTATGCCAGCGGAGCTGATACTCAAACGACTGGTCGAAGAAAATCTCTTCCAGCTTTTCTATCGCTTCATCACTGAAGAAATTGCGTTTCGGCTTTTTGCGATCCCCTTTGTTGCGGCTGGCGATATTGGGGTTTAAATCCACCTCGTTTCCGGTCTGGCCGTAGCGGTTAACGCGCGCGAGCCGCTCCATCTGGCGCGACAGAAAATCAGCAACTTTGAAGTCATGCGCGGTCAGGTCTGGCTTTGCGTAGAGCTGAATAAGCCGCGCCTCTAACGTCGATTCCACGCGGTTAATCGGCGCGGTTTCTTCCCATCCATCGCGCTGTTTCCAGCTCTGCACGGTCGGGCGCTTGAGCTGCAGCATGTCGCAGATTTGCGGCACGGCGAACCCCTGCCAGTACAACAGGCGCGCCTGTCGTCGCGGGTCATTGAGCAGTGAAAGGTCTGTTGAAATGGTCATGCTTGCCTCGTTCTGGGTGTTACGTGGCAAGGCTAAGGAAATGGGGGGTTATTCGCGCTAAGTGACTGTTGTGTCAGATCTAATCAGATCGTAAGCGGTGGCTGATACGGGTCAGAGTCGGGAAACTAACCCCGACCCGAAAACCCAACATCAGGACACCTGAACAATGGCAAAGAAAGTCTCTAAATGGTTTCGCATCGGCGTCGAGGGTGACACCTGCGATGGCCGTGTCATCAGCGGCGATGATATTCAGGATATGGCCGACACGTTCGACCCGCGCGTCTACGGCTGCCGCATTAACCTCGAACATATCCGGGGGCTGATGCCTGACAGCCCATTTAAACGCTATGGCGATGTGACCGAGCTTAAGGCGGAGATTATCAGCGATGGCTCTGCGCTCGATGGCAAAAAAGCGCTGTTTGGCAAAATCCAGCCGCTCGACGAGCTGGTCAGCATGGTTAAGGCCGGACAGAAGGTTTACACCTCCATGGAGATCCGCCCGAACTTTGCCAACAGCGGCAAATGTTACCTCGTTGGACTGGCCGTCACCGATGACCCGGCAAGCCTCGGCACGGAATACCTCGAATTCTGCAGCCGCGCCGCGCAGAACCCGCTCGCCGGTAAAAAAGACCAGCCAGACGACGTTTTTTCTGTGGCCTCACTGGCTGAGCTGGAGTTTGAGGACGTCCCCGACACCATGCTCAACAGCCTGACCGATAAGGTTAAAGCCATTTTTGGCCGTAAGCAGGCCAGCGATGACGCCCGTTTCGCCGATGTGCATGAGGCGGTGACCACCGTTACCGAGCAGGTACAAACCAATCTCAACGCCACCGACCAGCGCGTCACCGAGCTGGAGACCGCTTTTGCGCTGCTTAAGCAGGACGTGACCAGCAAAGTCGATGAAAACGCGCAGGCGTTTACCTCCCTCAAAAGCTCCCTCGATAACACCGAAAGCCAGAGCCAGCCGCGCCGCGAGCTTTCAAAAGGCGGTACGGGCGACGAGCTGCTGACCAACTGCTGATAACGCGCCGGGCGCGTTGCCCGGCCTGAACCCTTTTACCCGAACAGGAAAAACCATGCGTAAAGATACCCGTTTCAAATTTAATGCCTACCTGTCCCGCGTCGCGGAGCTGAACGGTATTTCCACCGATGACGTGGCGAAGAAATTCACCGTCGAGCCGTCGGTCACGCAAACCCTGATGACCACCCTGCAGATGTCAT